CAAGACTCCACCCGCGTATGATGATTACCTTATTGGTTTCGCGCCCATGGAAGGGCAAACTGTTGCATATTGCATCGATCAAGAGACCAAGCAGGAAGTCACCACGCTGGGGGATAACGTGTTCATCGACGGCAAGATTCAATCACGAACAAATCTCAATATTCCTTATCTTGATTTCGTGTCCAAGGTTTTCAATAACCCTCCCCCTAAGGAATTCGTGGTCGTCAAAGAGTCTGACATCCTCAAGCGCCTTCTGCGCACCACTCCATGGGGAGAAGCGATTAGCGCTTTTGTCTCCACTGCATCAGTCACAATCAAGATTCTTGCAATAGCCTCCCTCATTGGTAGCATTGACGAACGCTCTGCTACCCATACTGAAGAGAAGATTCACGAAGAAAGACGCGCAAGACATAAGACCCCACCCCCCAATAGGGACCAAAGTCAACCAGATGTGAATAGGGGCTCACAGAACCAAGTCAGAACAGAACGACGATCGCGTCAGAAGGCACCCAGCCCTAAGCGCGATCCCAGTAACCCGGATGTTCAACGAGGATCCCAAAACGTCGTCAAGACTGAACGTCGTTCGCGTCAGAAGGCTCCGAGCCCCAAACGCGACCCCAGTAACCCTGACGTCCAAAGAGGATCCCAAAATGTCGTTAAGACTGAGGCATACGACGTATCAGATGTACGGCCCAAGAAATCCCACGTTGAAATGGAGGCCATTAATCAAGATGGCACTCTTGTGCAGTGCAATGGACAATACGGCGTGCTTTCCAGTCAATGCGTGTACTACGCAGAAGAGATTTCCCGGGGGCACTGGAGGTTCATGGCGCATCCGCTCACTGCGCCGTGGAAAGCTGTCACAAACGACGCGCTGCCACAGGTGGTCACCTATGGCAAGCGTAACATCGACCTGACCTACGTCAGACAACAGGTCAACTCTGACGTACTCAAGAGCTCAATTGGCCGAACATGGATTTACCCCGTGGATGATCCATTGGACCTAGGATGTGTGTTGGCTTGCACATTCGCTTTCGGCATGCCCATCGACATTGAAGCCAAAACCCTCGTCCCCGAAGCAATCGAACGCTGCAACGCGGAATCAGAGGCTGATATGCGCTCAGTTGCTTATCACAACTTTGCCCGCCGGCACTTCAAGAAGTTTGCTGGGCCCTTCGTCCGGGTATTTAACGAAGGAATGAAGGACCCAGAACTTTGTACTGCAGCAATGCGGTTGGAAGGAGCAACATGCAGTCTCCTGGATCACGGAGAGCACACTGTGTACGGCCTTTTTATCGGTCGGAACCTAGTACTCAGTGTTGGCCACGCATACTCAACAACCGACACCTTGCAAGTGGTCAAAGGAGGGAAAACTTACGACGTAAAGCTCGTCGCGCGTAACACTCGCGCAGACTTGAGCATAGGCAGCATCGCGGATCCCACCTTCCCCGCGTCTAAGAACATTTCTCACATGTTCGTGGACAAGGAGTCACTGCGCACCATCATGACGACGCAGCTCACTCGACTGCCTGGGCTTATGGTTCGGCCCCCCACCGCGAATAACAATTCATTCGTGCACGCGGTGTGTACCATCGACGCGCTTCTGCACGGCGCAAACCACGCTGGATTTAACGGAAGGCAAATCAACTACAATGCCCAGCTACGCGGTCTCACTATGACTGGCGTATCATTAGCAGGCGATTGCGGGTCACCCATCTTGCTATCAAACAAACAGCTTACAGGCCGTATTGTTGGCATTCACCGCGCAGGTAGTGATTCTATTTCTGTAGGATCTCTCATCACCCGAGAATGGGTAGAAGAAATGCTCCAGCAGCCCGAAGCACTGCTGTCTGACAACATCGACAAGACTTCAGCTCCGATGAAGCTTGAGAATCTGTCCATTGTGCCGATTGACCAAGCACTGGCTCCTGTGCGCTTTGACAATGTTAAAGTTCACGAGCTCCGAGTGTGTAGGTCTACAGGCTTGAGCTGGGTTGCAGATCTCGAAAAGCCCGTCTACACTCCCACGACGACGCGCATCAAGCGAACTGGCCTAACAGTACCAGAAGGCTGTGACATTCATGAACCATCTATCATGAGTGAGCGCGATCCACGGTGTGATGGGTGGAAGCCATATGAAGAGGGCCTCCGGCGTTATGGGGAACGCCAAGCCAAAACTATTCCGGAGCGCTCGGAAGTTCAGGACGCATTCGCCGAAATCGGCAACGAAATGGTCCACCGAATCAGAGCACAAAAACTTCACGTGCGAGTAATCCGCAAGACTGAAGCCATCAACACTCCACCGTACCCCGAACACCCCAACGCTCATCCCATCGACCGGAGCGGTTCGGCTGGCTTCCCGCACATGCAATCAGGAAACGGAACGTCAAAATCAGATTATCTCTTTTTCAACGAAAAGCATAAGACCTGGTATTTCAAGAAAGATAAGGCGTCCCAGGCAATTAGCAATGAAGCTGAAGGAATCATACAAGACGCGCGTTACGGTCGCCAGCGCTCGCACCCATTCGTAGCATACCTTAAAGATGAGCCTCTCACTAAGAAGAAGATCTACGATCAGAAGCGAACCCGCCTGTTCTTTTCAGGCTCGTTCCAGTACCTCATCGCGTACAGGCAGTACTTTTTGTCTGCCATGTTGCGCGTGATGGAGCTGTACAACGACATTCCTGTCAAAGTGGGTATTTCAGCCACTATGAAGGATTGGAATTCGCTCGCTTACCAACTTCGGAAGGTAAGCAACCAGGGATTCGCTTCAGATGTCTCACGATTCGACTCAAGCGTCCCTATCGTCTTCCTGGAGGAAGTGACAGCAGTGTTCAATGCCATCTATACTCACTGTTCGCTTCCCGGAGAACTCATCGACGAGGGCAATAGAATTAGAGAAGTCCTTCATCGTGCCATTGAAGGCGCACTAGTAATTGGTAAGAAGGCAGTATTCAAACTCGATCAAGCACAAGTATCAGGAAATCCAGCCACAGCCCTAGAAAATTCCTTCATTATGTGGGCGCTCTACTACCTAGTATGGAAGAAACTGGCCGTAGAACACTCGCCGCATATGGCAACGTACAAGGCATTCCGCGAAAATGTGTATCTCGCCATCTATGGCGATGATAACATCTGCACTGTTTCACCGCAGTGCCCGTGGTTCAACTTCAATACGTTCGCTAAGGCAGCGCTTGACTACGGCTTCCTCATCACCGATGCCAAGAAACGCGGAGGAGTTATCCCGGACTTTCAACCTCTAGAAGAAATGGACTTCCTCAAGCGATCGTTCCGTCAAGAACAAAACCTGTGGTGCGGTCCGCTAGACATCCAATCCATCGGAAAGAGTCTTTGTTGGATCCGCGACTCCGCTTATAATATCAAGCGCGAACATGTACCCACCCTCGGAGGTAGCTGGCCTACGAGTGATAACGCCGACCTCATCTCGGCATCCATCACAGCCATGTGGCCCGAAATTGCGCTACACGGCCGAGAAACATATCAGCGATGGGTTGACCATCTGGTACCTCAGTTCGGTGAACTAGGCATCAGTGCGATACCACCTAGGTGGGAACAAGCAATGGCCGTTTACGATTACACGGTGTACTAAGCAAGCTGTTCCACCAAGGAAGGAAGAGGAAAATCAGAAGAAAAGGAATTCATTCATCACGAACTCATTTTCACCAAATCATCATCATGTCTGCTCTAGGAGAAGGTATGACCCCCGGTGAGACCGGGACCGTAACGGAAATGCAACACATGCCGGATCAACTACCCGACAATCCATCTACCATTGCCGCTAACACTTCCATCGAGACACTCCAGAATATTCTTTATCAGAATTGGGTCTGGCGCAACACTTTCGTAATCGATGCATCTATGCAACCCGGTCACGTCTTTGGAGCGATCAAGATTCATCCTAAGAACTGTAACGACTATATCACCCATATCTCGAAAATGTTCCTTACATGGAACGGCGCCTTTAAAGTGCGCACCCGGTTCATGGCCACTTATCAGTTCGGTGGCTCTTTCAGAATCGGATTTCTCCCCCCCCGCTTTTCTCAAGCAGAAGTAGAGAACATGCCTATCCAGACTTTGACGGCTTACCCTAACGTCGACTTGGATCCAAAGAACACCATGTGGAGCACTTTCCAGGCTTCTGATGAACGGAACGTGCTATTCCATTGGATGACCGAGTTGACCGACGAAAAGCCGGAATCGTTCGCCGGATGGTTCGTTTTCTACGTCGCCGCGCCTCTAGTAATTTCCGGAGGATCAACATCAGTTTCTATGCTGGTGGAGGCTGCAGGCTCATTCGATTTTGCACAGCTGGCACCGATCACAGCCGTATCCCCTTCTGGGAACGGCTGGTTGGCTGGAGCAGGAGACGATCTTCTCGCACAACCTGGGTGCGACGATCGAACTGCAGATTCATATAATGCAATTCAAATTCTCCCTGTCAATATCAAATCACTACTCAGTGGATTTACATGCAGCAATAAGGTAGGAGGAGGAGTACCATCTACAGTCGGATCTGCGCTTAGTCCCTTCAGGACAGCGTGGCGTAATCGTGCATTGGAAACACACCAGAAAATCAACACAGATTACAAAGGAGAAGCTACACTCACAACTGCTCCCTCGGGCGTCTTTTGGGATAGCCCAAGTGATTCTGCTCTTTCCATTCAGAACGCAGAACAGGAAGGATACGGTTTCGTTTTCTTACAATCAGGAAACGAGATTGACTATTCTGGACCGCCGCGGCGAACAACCTCTGCCTCAGCGCCAGGGACAATCACCATCGCGTCGAAAGATACGAAGGCTGCTGTTGCTGGCACTGTTGCTATTGGTATTTCTTCCAACTTCACGCAGTTCGACAATCCGATTAATACCACGAATTGTTTCCTGTACTTGGATCTTCTCACCGATAACCATGATCAGAGCATCCTACACAACGAACTCCCCGATGAATCACTGGTCACTTTCGTCAACACTAGACTCAGGACTGTCAATCTCCAAACTACACTAATAGCAACGGCCCTGAAGAACACTCTCCCTAGTGACCCGAACACGTCTCAGCTCTACCAGCTCTTCTCGTCTTCTCAACCGGCGCCTCTTATGACGCTGCGCGTTCATCCGAGTGGCATTATCACTACATCAGCCACAGATGCCGTTGCATTGCTTCCCAATGACGGCAATACTCTCTATTTGAGATACTTGCAAGATCTACCAATGAATTCGCCATTGCCGCAGAGCGTTTCTCAAGCTCGGTTCATGCGACATGCAGTCCGAGCCGTTGACAAGAAGTACACTGCGCTGCAGAGGAAAATTCATTTGTGGAAAGCGCCTCTCTAACTTTCTCTCTCATTAGGAAAATCTAAAATATGGCGCGTCTACCAACATCAGATTTCATTCGTCAAACTCTAGAAGCTGGAGAACGAGTACGTGGACCCAATCCTCGCATCAATATTACACCTCCCAATCTCCCACACAATACAGGAGGCACCCCGTTTTCACCAGAACGATATGGAGAACGATATGGCAACACTTTTCAACGTCCTTATGACCAACCTTTCCGGACTCAACCAAACGGATTTTCCCGAGTTCCGGATCGTCTTTCTACGCCTATTGGAGGA